TGGCCGCGCCCTGGAGCCAGGCGACCTTATCCGTCAAGTTGCCGATCTGGCCCTGCAGCGCCTGTTGTCGGGAAAGCGTGCCCGGCATCGTGGACATGATCGCGACCTCGACGCCCAGCAAGTCGGTGAGCGCCTTCCTGTGCTTCTCCACTTTCGCAGAGAGAGCGGCTTCTTCTTTTTCGAGATCCGCGCGGCGCTCGTCGAATCCCTGCGCTTCCGCCGCGCGCTTGGCCCGGATTGCCTCCACGCGCCTCCGCTGCGCCTCCCGAATCGCTGCCGCAATCGCGCGAAGTTCGGCCAGCCCACTATCCCGACGATTCGATGCATCGCCGCCGGAATCGGGTCCCGCGTCCAGCATGGCGGCGCCCGCCTCGGCTTCGATGACCTGCTCCTGGCGGGCCAGTTCGACCTCCCGCTTGGCCCACTTCACTATCTCCTGCTTCATTTCTTCCGTATTCATGTGCTTCCTTCCTTTCATGCGATCAGTCACTTCGTAGTTACAAACTCTGCACTTACCGGCTCCGCCTGCCGAACCAGTTCTTGCGCCGAGGCACCCAGCGCGGTGGCTGGCGGCGCTCGTCCCGATACCAGGGATCATCCGCTCTGGGACCCCAGCCCAGGTCTTTCCACTGCGTGGCGGCCTGCGCCGGCGGTACTACCTGCGCTCGCTGCGGCTCTGCCTGCTGCGCTGTGCATGCCGGGCAACACGCGGCGCAGTACAGGCGCCTCCGGAACAGCGGCCCGGCTTTGTGAAACTCCGGCTTCACAGCACCGCACTTGGAGCATTTGTCCTCAGCGCTGCTGGCTGACTTGACGCAGTTCTCTACCATCGATACCTCCCGTTCAGTAATCCGATCGCCGGCTGAACCAATCCCGCTTTTCGATCCACCGCTCCCGCTCTTGGCGAGCCGGTGCGGGCTTCGGCTGCGGGGTATCCTGCTGTGGCCCTAATGTGAGACCTTCCAGGCGGCGCCAGTCGGTGTTGCTACACCGGTCGAGCCTGGTGCGGCACAGGATGTACATCGCCATGTTCCCCACTGCCAGGTCCAGCGGCTCATTGCGCACGCTCTTGTCGTGCACCCATTCCGGCTTGCCGTTTTCGCGCACGATTCGCGACTCCGATGTGAGCCCCTGGAACCACGAGTATTCATAATTCGGGAAGTGCCAGTAACCAGCGGGATACTCGCCGCCCGGTGGTGGCACGGGAAGGCGCAGGGCATCATAAACCGCCTGTTTGAGATAGGAGGCGCCCAGCGTCAGAATGCGCACCCCACCGCGCTTCTTTGCGGCATCCACCGGCGAAAAGCCCTCGATGGCTCGGTCCCAGCCGTGGCCACCCTTGGTGGGCACCACCGTCCGCACCGCGCACAACTTCACGCCCGCTGGTCCATAGGCCGGCTGCGCGTAGCGCGCACAGAAGTCATACACCTTCTGCGGCCGATACCCGGAATCGATGCCCACGGCCCACACCGGCAAGCTTCCACCGTTGGCGTGGAGCCACTCCTGCTGGATGACCGAATGCAGCATGTCCCACACCGCCTGCTGCGAAGTGTCGCCCGCGATCACTTCGGCACCAACGGACCAGCTTTGACCATCGCGGCCCCAGCCCTTGAGTTCGCATTCCAGACGATCCTGCTGCACATCGACGAACATGGTGAGGACGAGGCATCCGGCGGGCGCCACCCCCTGTTCGTAGAACTCGCGCTTGCCGTAGATCGCCTCGGCCGCCGGAGCTTCGCCGCGCAGAACGAAGGTCTCGGCCAGCGAGGTGTTGACGAAGGTCTTGAGTTGCTCGGGATCATCCTTCTTCGCGAGAAAATCCTGGACGATTTCCGAGAGCTTCTTCCACGGCGAATAGAGTTCGCTGATGTGGAAGCCGGCGACGCCGTTGCATACCAAGCTTGCTACCCAGTGGCCGGTTTCCACAGCGCGCCAACGTTGCACATCATTCCACGCGGCCTGGCAGTGCGCGCATTCGTAATGTGCCGTCCTGGCGCGCTCCTCTTTCGCGGACAGGCTGTTGTCCCACTTCACCTGCTGCCAGCGAAGGGGCTGCAAGGCGCTGCAGGCAGGGCAGCCCACCCGGTAGTTCCGCTGATCGGAGCCATCGTATGCTTTCTGGATGCGCGATTCGCCATCAATAGTTGGCGAGCAGCACAGGACGGTCTTGCGGTTCCAGAACGTGGCTTGGCGTTTCAACGCAAGGCTGATCGGATCACCTTCCGATCCGCTGGACGCCGGATACTTATCAATTTCGTCGCAGAGCAAGAAGCGGATCGGCAGCGCCGCCAGGTTGCCGGGCGAACCCGCCGCGGCAATGGTCAGGTGCCCGCCTGGGAATGCCTTGTAGTTCAGCGTGTTCGTGCTCCGCGCTGTCTTCACGTCCGACACCTTCTCCCGCAGGCAGGTGGTATCTCGGATCATCGGCGCCAGCCGGATCTTGGAGAAGCGCTCCGCATCCGAATCGCGCGGCACAATCAGCAGCGTGGGCGCCGGATCGCGATCCATGATGTAGCCGAGCGCATTCTCGATGAAGACCGTTTTCACCAACTGGGTGGCGCTCATGACCACCACCGTGTGCACACCGGGATCGCAGAAGGCATCGAAGATTTCCCGCTGGAAGGGCAAGGTGTGCCATTTGCCAGCGAGGGCGCCTGACTCCGATGAGAGAAAGCGGTAGCGATCAGCCCACTCGGAAACCGTCATTTTCGGTGGTGGCGCCCAGGCGCGAGATGCATCGATCACCAGCTCTTGCGGGTTCATTGCTGGCCTCCGGATGCGGCGAAGTCCGCAAGAATCTGGCGGATCTCATCGTCAACGATCTCCTTGCACTTGGCGGCATCACTCTCCACCGCCAGGCGAGGCGCGAGTTTGTGGCCGAGGGCCAGCAGCTTGGATTTGGCGTTGTAGATCATGGTGTCGATCTCACGGCGCACCTGGGTGGCATCCACCAGTTCGCCCAACAAACGCTTCAACTCAACCTGATCGCGCATGAGCCGCACGCCCTCGCGGCGGGTTTTGACGTCGGTGTAGGAGTGCCCGACGAATCCGGATGGAAATGGCGCTGGCCCAGATTGCTGGCGATCACCGGAAGGTACGCGGCGCTGCTGCTCGGCCGACTGCGGAACTTCCGCAGTGGAGCGCGGCAACTTCCGGCCGGCGCGGGCCGGATCTCTGCTCCGGTCCCAGGCGGCCTGGGCCTCGGCGGGATCGAGCTTTCCATCATGGGCAGGCAACCTGCCGGTCTTCACCGCCTTCGACACAGCTTCGGCGCTTACGCCGTTCCGCCGCGCGAATTCTCGGAGAGAGATCATGCCCATGGTGTCAACCGTCAACCTCTGTCAACTTGCAAATAGTTCCAAACGCAGGCTTTCTCCGCCACTCGTTTACCCGCGGCGCGGCCGGCCCAAGATCAGGTCCCAAGAAATCGGCCGGGCATCCCTTTTGGCCATCAATCATGCCGCCGGCACCTTCCCTGCGTTTCCTGCCAGCCCGGCTCGCTTGGCGCGGCGCGCTTCCGCCGCTTTCCGCTCTCGGTAGTAGCTTTCCCGGACGTGATCGCGGAAGAGACCGCGGTCGGCATCAAACAGCCATTTCATGACCTCGTCAATGCGATCCGCGACCCCCGCCAGCACCGTGAGCTGGAGCAGTTGGGCGTGCTCCCGCGCATAGGCGATCACGTCCCGAAGCTCCGGGAAATGAATCTCGTCGGGACAGTCGTCGCTGAGATCGACGAATGCCATATAGGGATAAGGTGCCCGGTCGGTCGTGGCGCGGTATACGCTGACGCTGAATCCCTCCGCGAGGCCGGCGGAGAACGCCTCCGAAGGAAGGCCACAATACCAGGCGTAATCTTCGCCGTCGCGGGCAGATGGATCGCCCACTGGTCCCCACTTCAACTCCGATGTGAACTCCGGCGGCTCGATTGGTTCGAGAGCGCCGTTGACGTATTTGTAAGTGCTCATCGTTTTGCTCCTCTCCATTCCACTGGGACCTTCCCCGCCTGTCGGGATGAGCGTGACCCCGTGACCCTTCGTGACCCCTTTTTCCATACTTTCTAAGGTCGAAAAATATCAGCCCCAAAAGTTACTGGAAATTGGGTCACGAAGGGTCACGGGGTCACGCCCCTTCGGTACTCAAGCCGACTCCCATCCAGCCATGCCCCGCGTGGCGTCGATCCCGTGTGCAACCCCGGCTTCTTAAGCCATCCGTGAACTCGCGTGGGGGCAGTAAATGCTTCTGCCCGTTCTGTTTGCAGTACTCCTCATACGCTTGCCGAAGCCGTGCCGCCGGCACCCAGGCCGCCGGATGCAACACACAGCAATCCGCAATGAAATCCTTCAGCGGGTCCATGTCCAGTCTGTATTGCTCGGTCGCATCCGACACCGCTTCGGGCACCTGTAGCCGTTCCTCTTGCCAGCGCAGACACCCTTCTACCGCCCACGCCAGTATCGCGGGGCCGGATTCGTTTACATCTTTTAGCCTGGCTTTGAGTGACGGGTCCCTCCTTTCCTTGGGGATCACCTGATCAAATGGGATACGGAGAATCCTGCGCCACATTGCGGAGTCGTCATGCCGGACTTTCGGCGCGTGGTTTGCGGCAAGCCACAATTTGAACTGCGGAACGTAATCAAAGGCCTCCTGGTACAGGAAGCGCGCCCGCACTGTGTCGCCGCCAGTGAGCAGCTTGACCAGTCCCTCGGCGAGTTTCTTGCCCTCGTCCACCTCAATTGATACGACGAACCTCCGGCCAGCCAATTCCGCGATGTCGTTGCGGATAGTGCCGGCATCACGGCGCAGTATGAAAGTCTCGAAATCCGCGCTCTTGCCATACTCGCCGAGCACCGCCTTAATCGCTTCCAGAAATGTGCTTTTGCCGGACCCACCGGGGCCGTGAACAAAAAAGAGGGCCTCCTCGGTGGTGGCACCCGTCAAGCTGTAGCCGATGGCCCGCTGCAAGAACTGGCCTACTTCGCGGTTGGCGCCGGTAGCCTGTTCCAAGAACCGGTCCCATACCGTAGAACGCGCGGTCGGATCGTATGGGACCGGGCACAATCGCGTGATCAGGTCGGCGCGGCGATGGGGCCGCAGTTCGCCAGTCCGCAAATCGACCGTGCCGTTCACACAGTTTAGAAGGAATGGATCGGCGTCGAACTCCTCGGGTATTGCCGGGATGCCGGGTTCTGACTGGGCGGATACCAGGGCCGCTTTCTTCCGGTCGGTGGATTCGCACTTGCGCGCGAAGTTGGCGCATGCCTTGCGCTCATCGTCGTCGGCGATCTCCGCTGCCTCTTCATAAAGGGCGCGTGCGATGCACTTCGCGATGTGCATCATCCGGCCGCGCCGATCAGAGCACCAGCGAACGTCATCATATATGTACCAGGTCTTCTGGGGGTGACAGTATCTGATGTCCTGCCCATGGCG